CAAGGCGGTGCGCAAACGCTGTTGACGGCGGCCGGCTGCTATTGCCACTGGGGATGACTGATTCGCAGTGGTGTCAACCATGCCGGCCCGCCGTCTTTCAGTGGGCCTGATGACGCGCCAGGTTGCTCGGAAGTACCGATCCTGATCAAGCCACCTCGCTCAACCTCGCGGCATCTGCCCGCATCAATTCGGTGATCGCATCGAACGCGGCAAGCCGTGCGGCCATGGCGGACCGATATCCATCGCTCACGAGACAGAACTCCCTTGTACTACGGTTGATCTTGCGGATCTCGTACCGCCAAGCGCCTTCGTAGGTGTAACTCAGTACGTAGTAACCGTCGGCGCGCAAATAAGCGCGCCCGGTTGCATCTCGCCTCCAGGGCCGCGTCAACCACTGTTGCCGCTTCACTTCACGGCCCTGCACGTCGAATGCCTGATGGGAAGAGATGGCTCCCGATACAGCCTTGAGCAAACGCTCGGCACATCCCTCATCAACCAGCAAATCGTCGCGGAGATCAGGATGGGAAAAAAGCCGCATGGGGCCATGGCTGGTGGCGAAGCACAGCTGGCAAGCAGTGCCCCCCTCCTCGGAAGGTCGGATCCCGACCAACACCCATCCGGATTGCGGAAGGCCAACCTGATTCAACTGCCCCCTTTGTCGTCGGATGGCCCAGTGCTTGGATGATAGGGGCCGGTGGTTTGAAGGCATGTAGCGCTGACTCGAGAAATGTAATCAGCATGCTATCTAGAATCGCCTGCAGCGATTCATAGCTCAAAGATGAAATTTATTGAATTCTATTTTCCGACCGGCGCGGGCCACTTCAAATGGACCGTGCTCAACGCGCCGAGGGTGAAGCGGTGTTGGTGCGCCGGGCGCCGGTGGGCTTGAGCGATACGCCATCCATCGGACTGAACAGCTCGGCGAGCGAAACGTTCAGCGCGTAGCAGATGTTGGCCAACGTCTCGACCGACGGGTTGGCGATGCCGCGCTCGATCGATGAGATATAAGTGCGGTCCACCCTCGCCTCGAACGCGAGCGCTTCCTGCGATTTGTCGGCGGCGTGGCGGCATTGTTTGATGCGCGCACCTACGGCACTCAAGATCGGAGCAATGCGGCTGGTTGAAGGACCGGAAGATTTGGTGTCCGTGCCTGAGCGACGATTCATGTTCGACGGTTCAACGCGATAGCCAATGTTGCGGCTATTTTGCATTGACTCTCCCCCCACATTCCCGAAGACTGTCCGTGTCGCCGATACAGCGGTGACCGGGCGTGGAAACCCGAATTGGTACACGGCGGGCTGATGCTCTGCGGCCATTTCTGTCCAGAGCATACGTGCACGCTTACAATAAGCGCCGCAGGCCGGGCGGGGCAGCCTTCGGGCTGGCCGGTCGCCGTGTACCGGTTTTCCACCCCCGCTGTCTGGCCTGCCCGCTCATGTGGAAATGAGGGACGGGCCATCTACAACACGGAGCCCGCAATGCCCACCGCCTCTGCTTGCGTTAAGCAAGCCTTTTTGTCGCCATCATTTGGCGACATCTCTCCATTGCCATGTGCTGTCACCAGTCTTCTGGAGGCATGGCATGCGTGAGCAAAACCCCTCTCCCCAATCCCTCGCCTTGGCCCGGTTATGCGAGCAAACGCGCTGCCTTGCGCCGCAAGCGGGGCGCGACAGTAAGCGCACCGTGCGCACCACAGTGGCAACGCTGCGCCAGTTGGAGGCGACCAGCACGCTAATCTACACAACGACGGAAGAAGCCTGCGCCCGACTGTTGAATGTCAGCTATGGGCTCGTCGGCATCCTGCAATTGCTTGAAGTATGGAGCGAGCACGCTTGGGAATGTCGCTGCCAGCACTGCCTGCTGCTCCCGCTCAAGCTGGAGCTGGATGGCGCGCTGAGCGACATACAGAAGATGCTGTAGCGATTAGCACCCAAATGGATCAGTGGCCGGTCTACCCGGCCACATTGGCGCTTATTCGAGGTGCCCAACCACTTCAAGCCGCTGCTCGCCGTTCTCGAAGACGCCGAGCCATGCCTCGAGCTCGCCGGGGAAGACCTGCCGGATGGCCAGCGTGAAACCATCGCAGCCGCTCGCTCCCGTATTTGCGAAATCGCTGGTGTCGAATTGCGCTGCGCGCGCCAAGGTCGCGGCGACGGACCGCATAGCGTACTTAAAGAGATCGAGCAGTTTGTCCTTCAGCATGGCGTCCATGTTGCTGTACAGCGCGTCATCGATCACGGGGGTTTTGAATCGCATGGATGTGAACATCTTGAACTCCGGTGTGGTTGGTGTGATGACATGAACGCGCTGTTCGGGCGAGAAGCCAAGCGCGACTTCAATTCGCTCGCAATAAAGCGACTTCGGCCTCGCGACGCGCGAGCAGTCCCGGCAACACCTTGCCGCCACCGTAGACCCAGCGGCGCAGTTCGGCCGCAGCGGCAATCCAGTCTCGCTGGTTGATCCGTCGCCGCAAGGTTGAGGTCTGCAGCCGCCCTGCCCCGAGGTTGAAGGTGAAATCCACGATGGCGGCGAGCCGCCCCTCTGGCTCGGTGGCGAGCACCGGGCAGAAGCGCAGCACTGCGTTAAGCGCCACCACGGAATCCGCCGCCAGATAGGCTTCAGCCTGCGCCTGCGTGATGGGCGGGTGCGCGGGATCGCAGAGATGGCCGTAGCCAACTGTCCAAAATCCTGCTGGGCAAATGTAGGGGTGAGCGTGCTTGAGCGGATCGTCTTTCGGCACGCGGTGGAATCCCTCGAAGCGCTTGGCCAGGTCGATTGCGGACTGTGGAACTACTCCAGTACGTGCCATCATTGCCCCCGATTCATCTTGTCCAGCGTGCGACCCAAGAACCAGAAGTTCAGTACGCCCGCCCACAGCGCTTGGTCAGCCTCGGTCCACGCATGTACCGTCGCCGTGATCCAACCCGCCCCGGCAGTGATCGCTCCCGTGAATACGGCCGCCTTCGCAGCGCAGTACAACGCCATGAAGGAGTAGGTGATCACCGGTCGCACGGTGATCGACAGCGCATCGGCCCACGGCACGCCAGAGGTCTGGCCCTGCGCCGTGATGGAATCGCGCAGCGCTTCAATAGCGCCGGTGTTCCAGGCCGCATCCGCAGTCGCACCGATCTCGGCCATGCGCTGCGCGCCGCGTACCTTCTCGAACTCCAACGCCTTGTCCTGCATGGCGAGCTCGTGGCCGCGCTCGCCCTTGCGATCAAGCCACTTCAGGATTTCAGGGGCCAGGCGGAAGGTGCCGCCCAACAAACCGCCCAGGAGGGTCTCGATCATCGCGCCCCCTTTAACAGTTCGAACTTGATGACCGCCCCTGCCACCAACGCCAGCACCAGGCCGGTGGTGATCATCCGGACCATGGTTTGCCAGGCGGTGCGCTTGGCCTCGTTGAAGGCATCCAGCAGGCCGCGCAGCTCGCGGATGTCGTTGCCTGCGTTCTCGCCATCCAGGCCCACTTCGGCCAGCGCCGCGCGTGCGCCGCTCTCGGCGACCCGCTCCAGCAATTCCTCGAATTCGGCCCGCGGCATGGTCACCATGCCGTCGGCCACCATCGGTGCGTTCATTGACGTGCTCCAAAAAAACAAAACCCGCCTCAAGGGCGGGTTCCAGTTGCAAAGGGAAAAGGAAATTCAGACTTCGATGTCGACGGTCGGCAACGTCGGGGCGGTGCCGATCACTTCGGTGCCGCGCACGAACAGGCGTTGGTCGGGCTCACCGGCGCCCGTGGCACGCACGAGTCCGCCCCCGAGCAGCTGGACGGTAACCGTGCCGTCGACGTGGCGGGTCACTACCGTGCCGACCAGCAATGGGGAATTCGGCAGCAGTTCTTCGAACTGCCGCCACAGATTAGGCACTTGTCTTCTCCTGCGGTCGTGAAAAAAAGGGACATTGCAATGCTGCACGCCGCCGTACCAATGGAGCCAGGGGCTATCGTGAAAATAGTGCGCCGAACAGCACAATTTTATTAAATAAATACTTAAAGCAAAACAAAGATATATTTTTTTAAACCAAATTCAGCGCACAGAGTCGTGCCGCCTCTGATCGCAAGAAGACCTTCTTTTAGACAGCTTCGCCCCAAATCAGGATGCCGCCCCAATAGCTCCAGCCAAACGTCTTTCCGCAAGGAATCAGCTCGCCGCCATTCACGGAGTATCCAACTATTTGTTTAATACGCCCAATTTTGGTGCGAAAAGCGAGGTCAGAAGACATTCGTAAACAAACAAAAACCTTCGCCACCTCAAAAAGCAGAATAAAGAACTCATAGGTAGTTTCGCTTTCCGTCCCGAGAAATCATTTTTTAAACAAAATCCCCTTGAAATAGCCAAAACTATATGAAACGTATTGGTAGCAAGATCAATAACATCGCACATGCAATGAACCCGCTCCACCGGTCGGATGGATCGTCTGGTTCTTCGCGCGAGCAGCGCAAGACGTCCGCGCCCGAAAGCTTGCGGCAAGCGTTGCCCAAACGAGCCATCACCATACGTGAAGCCACCTCTGATGATTCGTGGCCGTCTTCGCCGGAACGAGAAAACTCCGCCCCTTCCTCGCCCACGGCGGCTTCCTCGCCACCAGCGAACTTCTTCCACAATCTTCAACAATGGATTCCGGAGAATGCGCCGCCGGTGAATTGGGAGGCGCGACGTGGCTCCACGCAGTCTTCGTCTGCCCATGAGCAATGGGCTCCTCCGCCTGCGAATGTCTTCCACAACCTCTCGCCGTGGGTTCCCGACAATGCACCACCGGTGCATGGCTATGTCGCCTCGCAGCCCCCCGCGTACTATCCACCTACCCAAGAACAGCCAGCCGCCCCAGCAGCAAATTTCTGGCCGTATGTTCTTGAGAGCACGCCCCCGTTCGACTGGGAAGCGCACGCACGGAACAATCGTCGGGATTGATCCTTTCTGAGAGGCTCTTGCCTTAGAGCCCGGTGCGACATTGGGCTCCGATCGCGTTCGTGCGCCATACCGGCGAAGAGGACGTGATCAGAACCGACGCCGCATCAGCGTTGCAATCAACGCCGAATGCAATGGAATCCCTGGGCACCCGGGACGGCTACAGGTAATGGCGCTCGACCTCGATGGTCTGGCGCACGCTCAGGGATTCCGTCCATTCGGCGGCGACGCTGCTGGCGCGTACCAGGCCGCGCCAGTTGTCGCCACCCTCACCCACTGCAAGCAACAAGCCCGGATCAAGCAGGCCGAGCGTATTCAGCATCGGTAACTCCAGGGTCACCCTGGCTTGGCGGCCCACGTCGGCCAGGATCGCCCCGCCCCGCTCCCGCGCGGCATCCGCATGCGTGATCAGCCCATCGACCACGGTAGGCGCCATCAGATCGCCCGCCATGCCGGCGCGGACCACGTGGCCGGTCACGCCCTCGCGTTCGCCACAGACGTACACCGCGTTGAAAGTCGGCTTCTCCTCCCAACGCAGGTTCAAGGTCTTGACCACATCGATGGGCAGGACCCGGTCGGCGGGCGCGGTCGCCCAGTTCCACGGCAGCACCGGATAGCGCGGCTTCGCCACCAGCGTGCGCAGGCGCGGATGGGCGTTGACGTAACCGCCGACGGCTTCGGTGATGCGGCCGATCACCTCCATCGGGCTCAGCGACTGGTAGCCCCAGCTGCCCTCGGGCACCAGCCAGTCCGGCAAGCGCCAGTCGAGGCCGAAGCCGGTCACCAGCCCCGCACGCGTCAGCTCCTGCTCGGCCAACTGGCGTGCGGCGAAGGGTGCGGCTGGGATGAACGACCGCTTGGGTGCATAGGGTGCGGCCAGGTAGGCTGCGGTTGATCGCCCCCGGATGTTGAGGCTCGCCTGCCCGAACTCGCGCCGCACATCGAACCCCTCGACCAGCATCACCCAGGTCACACCGTTGATGGTGATCTCGATCCTGGGCGGTCAGCGTCAGATCGCCCGCCTGGGCCGCCGCCACACCACGCAGCGACACCCCGACCCCCTTCTCGGTCGAGGCCAGCAGGATCTTGTTGGCATACATGCCGCCCAGTTGGCTCACGTCGATGCCGTTGGCGGGCGCGGCGCCGTCACCGGCAATCGGCGTCGCGTTGAGCGTGCCACGGTCCACCTGGTTCGCGCCGGCCACCACGTTGAGCTGGTTGGCATACACCGAGGCATTGACCGACACCGCCCGCGCAATCAGGTCCACCTGATCGACGTTGGTGGCGTTCAGGCCCGCGCCCTGCACCGTGATCTGCCCGCCAGTCACGCGATAGGCGTCCAGACTGCCGCTGCCACCGAAAACAGGCACCCCGGTGGTCAAGGTCGCCCGGCTCGTATTAATAAAGCCCCCACCGTTGACCAGGATGCCGTTCGGATTGGCGATCACCACCTCCGCGCGGGGCCCGGCCACTTCCAGGTACCCCTGCAGCGTCGACGGCGACGTGCTGGTGACCTGGTTGACGATGATGCGTGCCGAGCCGCCGGGCAGCAGGTTCGGGTTACCGTTGATGTAGCCGGCCTGCTGCGTCTGCGTGATGCCGGGGGCGTTGTTGAGGATGGTGCCTTGACCAGGAACGTTGAACTGCGTGTAGGTGTTCAGCGAAACACCGCTTCCGTTCGGACGTGCGACGTTGACCTGCTGCAATCCGTTCTGCGTCTGGATGACCTGCGCGCCCGAACCCGGCGCCGCGACCACCTGAGCGTGCACGGTGTAGGACAGGCCCAAGGTACACCACGCTCCGAACACCAGCGGCAGCACGGCAAAGCGTGTCGTGACGGACGCCGCCACCGGCGAGCCCGCCTGCCCGCCTGTCTGACGCCCCTTGCCCGTGCTCCTCGCCGATTCCTCCACGGCCACCAGCATGCCGCGCACGGCGTTGAAAACGGTTCGGTAGCACTTGGCGTTCATCGCGATCCAGCTTGTAATTTTTACGATAAGCCGAATTCTAAGCGCCGATTACCACACACTGTGTTGGCAAGATGCAAAATATGCTCACTTTCGTGGTTCTTGTTTCTTAATCGCGAAGTAAGAAATACATACTTCTCAAAAAATCTCAAAAACCCACGAAATGGGGAAAACAGGTTCAGCGACCAATAAAGCAGATATCAGAAATTTTCAGCGTGAGGGCGCCGGAGTTGCGGCAGAGTAGCGGGTTAGTGCGGCTATCGCACTTGCAGAATCATTGCAATCTTTTGCATAGGCCGACCGTATTGGAAAGTCGCCGCTCAACAAGCTTGGCGACGAGGACCGAAGCCACCTCGCCTCGGTTCATCACTGCGTTTCTTTCCTAGTCCTAGTGTGCTTGGAGCGGAATGGTCGCGAGGCTGGCCCACAACGCCCTCCCGCGAGCCGGACGGAATATGAAGCAGCGATGGGCGGCATCAATCTATGGTACGCCCCACATGGCAGACGCGATCCGCCAAGGCAAACTATCATGCGAAAATCAATCCGCTCTCTCGCCAGGTGGGTCATTTCCGTTTTTAACCCCCCCTATCAACTGACACTGAGCGATCGTTTCGTTGACGAACGAAATGGCCAGATCGTCTACATCTTCAAGCAATACGGACTGCACGAGTACGTCCGTGTCACCTACGCGGATATCGTAGGCAATGACGATCTGCTGAAAGCGATCAATCCCGTCAATCTGATGGACATTCATCTCGAAGAGCACGAAAGGAAGGCGCAATCGAGAGAAATCAAGGTGCAGGAAATCTTGCGGGGAGGAAAATACAAGCTGTCGAACGGCAATTTCAGCCAGGAGTATTCGGGCGAATACATCGTCAACAACGTTGACATGTTTGAGCACATGTCGCCATCGGACCTCTGCAGAATTGCGCTCACCACCGGCTTCAGCCGTGGACGGAGCGTCTCCAAGGAAATCAACGAGATCCTTGCCGCGCTGAAAGAGGAAGAGCGCGCAGAAGCGCTTCAGCAAGCGCTACGGACCAACGTGCTCGAACTGCGGCGCGGTGGGAAATAGCCACCGCGGCCCCACCTCTCCTCTACTACGCGAACACGTAGGACAAGTACCACTCCGCAGCAAGCTCGCCACCTGCAAGGCGCCGCAGCGCCTCACAGGCTCATCCGGAGGGCGTCACGCGGAAATGAATGCCGAGCGATAGCCAGACGGCGAGAATTCGAAAACCTTGAACCCGCGCCAGTCTTCGGTTTTGATAACGCTGGCTCCTCGCTCCCATTGGAAGCAGGTCGCCGGGCACATTTCGATCACTTGATTGCCATACTGGACTTGATAGTCACCATGTACATGGCCACAGATCACAAGCTTGATTTGTGGATGGTCATCAAGCACCTTCAGCAAGCGGTCGTCCTCCCGCAAGATGTAGGTATCCATCAGAGGCGTCTGTGTCGGGACCGGATGATGATGCATCACGACGGCAATATGCTTCCCTCCCTCGGTTGACGCCCGCACCTCGGATACAAAGCGGTCGAAATCCTGATCGTTGAGGTATCCCTCATCGGCCCCACGCCGGCAGGTATCCAGATAGATGAAATCCCAGTCGGCCGTCGCAAGCTTCGTCAGTCGACGGAAGTCTTGCGACCTGCCGAAGACGGCCTCCGCCATATCTCGGTCGTCGTGGTTGCCAGGAATCCAGAACACAGGGACACCAAGGCGTGCGAGCTCGGTCCGCGCGAGATCGTAGGAAGCCTCCGTTTCATCCTGCGAGATGTCGCCAGTGACAAAGCATGCATCGGGCTGGACGGTGTGGCTGAGGATCGAGTCGATCGTATCCGACAGCATGGAATACGTGGTGTAGCCATGCAACTTGGCATTACGCTCCGCCAACAGGTGCAGATCCGTTATCTGTACGACGGTAATATTCTTGTTCACTCTTGCTCCGGTCATATCTATTTCTGTCGATAGCGGGATCGTTCTCCCTGAACACGAGGAACGGATTATAGGGCACGCCCCAGTCGTAATAATCCGTCTTCTCAATCCTCTTGATCACCAGCGCGAGAAACAACCCAAGCGGCAAAAGCACTACCGAAATGACCACCTTGTAGGACCAGGTCGTCATAATGATGTTGACCAGATCCGCGTTCGAGTACTTGCCATACAGATTGATCGGATACGAGATCAGCAACATCACGCCCTGCGAGATCACCGCCGACAGGATGTACCGGGCGATGAACAACCGCCCATTGAAATAGATCTTCAACCAAGAAACGATGAACCCATTGCAGAAATAGGCCGCTGGCACGGCTGCCCAGACAGCGAGCATCACCCTCCAATAATCATGGAACAAGAAGTGGTAGGCTTTCGCGAGCTCGTTGCCTTCCGGCTGAATGATGGCGAATATATTAATCAAAACAACGAATACGGTCTGGCAAAAAACGAATACCCACACCGTGCGGCTGCCCAGCCGGTAGCCGTAAACCTCGGTCGCGATGGTTGAAAGCAGAAAATTGAGGGAGAAGACGATTCCACTCCCCGTGATTTTGAGCCCGTATATATTGATGGTCTTGTAGATGAGCGCGTCGCACACAATCATGATTGCGACGGACAGCCCAACGATCAGCCCGTATAGTTTGTAATCGCGCACCTGCAAACCAGCCTCCGTGGTCTATTTCAAATCGGTTTGATCGCCTTGATGGCAATGGCGATCACTTCGTAGTTCTTATAAATTGCCGGAGGCACTTCGCTGTCCGGCGAGACCGAGGAAAACAGGCAGCTGTCACCATCAATGAAGATCCGCCTCAGACAGGGGATGTGCGCACCGATTCGGACCAGCACGATATCCCCATCGCACGGTTCCTCGCCGCGGGCCACGATCAGAATCGTCCCGGGTGTCAGCAGCGGTGCGAGCGCGTCGTTGTTGAGCAGCACTGCAAAATATGTCGCGTTGCCGCTGCCCTCGATCTCTGTCGTGTAGGTCTGCATCCGGCCCAGCTTCTGGTCCAGAAAGTCGTTGACCTCTCCCAACCGGATCAGCGGAATGGTCTTTGCCGGACTGGATGGAGGCGGGTCACGAGAGAGATCTGTTTCGGTTAATTCCGTCAGGCTCACGCCGAAATACCGGGCAAGGCCCAGAAGGGTGGACAGCGTGGGATTTCCAACGCCCCTGCGCATTGCATTAACGGTTGCGATGCCGAGCCCGATTTCCTTGCTCAGCGTCGCCGCATCCACGTGCTTGCGGCCCATCAGATAATTGAGGTTCCGCCCAGTCAGCATCATCGGCTTGTTGTCGCCCTCGTCGGATGCGGTTGCGGCTAGTTTTTCTTCTGCCATTCGGAACCTCTGCTCTCGCTGTAAATTCAATCAACTGGCTAGCGCATAAGGAGTGTTGACCATCGGCGGTCGCGCTTCAGTGTTTTTTGGGCGTCCGGGCGCACACGCTGCGCGTGACATCCCCCTCCCCTCCCTGGTTGCTACCCGCCCGCCAGACCACTCCCTTGCCGTGCTGATCGCATACCCTGCGCGATCTTACATCAGTTTTTCAACAATATATCATCGGAAAAATACGGCACCTGCTGCGCACTGTATAGCAACGCACGCCGCCAAAGCCCTGGCATGGACACTGAGAGGAAGACTCCGACCAGTGAGCTGGAGGTGCCCACCACCTACCGAGCACTGTTGAGGGTCAGATGCCAATGACAAACGCACCTCAGGCCAACCGGACAACTTACCATCACGCAAGACAATATATTGTCGTCACAGATTGCATGATGCTATGATCGTTCACGGTTGTGCGGTGGCGTGTGTTCCTTGCGGTTCAGCGGGGGCGACGGCCGACCCTCGGCGCCATACCCTTTCGCTCAGCGAAAGATGCGTCCGCAAGTAGAGAAGCAGCCTTCGTTCAGTATCAGCGCTTCCCTACAGCCGCATGCTATGGCCATATGTCGACGCCCTTGGGCAAGGCAGGGACCGGTTCGCCGTGAAAACTAGGCGCACCACCATTCAGCCTGCCCGAAACGGTAATGGCGATTCGTGAATTGCCACCCGGGAGTGACAAAGAAGGAGAGCAACCACGTTTGAAGTGATCGCGTAGTAGAAGCGGCCAATGCCGGTGTTCGAGCACTGACATTGGCCTGACCACATTAATACCAGGGAGGCCCAATATGGCTGCTGTGATTATAGCGCCCGGCGACGCTCGTCGGTACGCAATTTATTTAACCGCGCGAAAGATTCCCCCTTTCCTTCTGCAGACAATCGCCAACGCGAAAGCAGATGGGTACCGCTTGGCCGCGCACTCCACTTCTTGCCATCCAAACAGATCGTGCTTGCGGCTCACGACAGGGCAACGCCACCACAGCACACGAACGATGGGGGTGCTATGACGCATGCATCGAACGCCAACGGCCATCAGGCCCCACAGCAATTCGCGAACGGCGAGCCAACCACCGTACGCCATGGCTGCACATTCGGCCCGCCCCCACAGACATGCGGCGAACGTGCACGAGCACCCCAAATGCGGGGACCTGCCGACGCCTATCGGACAGATCACCACGACTACTTGGTCGCACAAAACTATGCCTTCGGGATCCTGTTCGTCGTGCTGAGCCTGATCACGGCCGCGGCGATGCTCGCGACCAAACATCCGGCGCGTATGGAGAGGGCCGCCTGCTGGCTCGTCGGCATGCTGATCGATTGGCGAGTGTGGGTGCTGCTCACTGCTGGTCTCCTCGTGGCGGCCACGACGTGCGTCTTGCTCCAACCGCGGCGCTAGATCGCGGTGCAGCGCTGACGCGCAGGTGGAGAACCCCCTGCCGTCGCGATCTGAAGGAGCGACCCTTTGGCTCAACTTAGCCCCCTTACAGGATGCTTGGTGTTGAGGGGCAGGGACGCATGCCGTGCCCGCTCCTGCCAACCGCCAATCAAGCTCCGGCACCTCCGCCGTCGTCGCCGCACGCAGCGGCGCACGGCGTCGTAACACTACAGAACCTCCCTCTGTCGGCACAAGCCGGCTATGTTTTGCAGGTGGTAATCATGCTCAAACCCTTTAGTATCTTGACGGCTCTCGTCGTCAGCTGTGCGGTGCGTGCTGTGCACGCGGATGTCATCACGGTAGCTCAGGTGCTCCCGCTGGACGGATCGGTAGAGGTGTCGGCGCGGGCTACGGCCGAGGCTGCTGAACTCTACCTGCACGCGGTTAACGAGGCCGGCGGCGTGAACGGCCACACATTCAACGTCGTGACCGTCAATGCCTCCAATAACCTGGAGACCACAATCCGGCGCACTGCGGAGACGATTCGCCAACATCGGCCTGTGGCGCTCCTGAACTACTACGGATCTGCACGCACCGCGACGCTGATCAAGAGCGGCGTCCTCGACACAACTCACACGCCTGTCATCGGCGCCAATGTGTCCTCCATGCCGGTCCGCAAGGATCCCAACAACCACTGGGTCTTCTACATCCGTGCGGGCGTACAGGCTGAAGCCAAGAAGATGGCGCACCACGCCGTGGCGCTGGGTGGCCGACGCGTAGCCATCCTCTACCAAAACGATGCATATGGTGAGGATGGTATGCGCAAGAGCGTAGACGCCCTGGATGCGTCTGGCATCCAGCCGGTGGCGAGCATCTCCATGTCGGAGGACATGCTGGACCGCGTGGCGTTGATCAAGATCGCGGAAGACGTGCTGCGAACGGATGCGAGCGCTATTTTGATCTTCTCGGATAGCGTGAATGTTGGCGGGTTCCTGCGAGCCTATCGCGAGCGTGGAGGGAGCGCAGTGGTGACGACAGACTCAACGGCATCGGCCGACGAGCTGGTGCGTGCATCGAGCGTTGAACTTGCTAGAGGCGTCTGCATCGCCGAGGTGATGCCGGCCCTCACCAAACGCAACACGCGGTTGGTGCGATCGTTCATGGCCGACATGATGGCCGGAGGACGCCCGGATCTCGCCAAATCCACCACTGCGCTCGAAGGCTATGCCTCAGCCCGGTTGTTTGTCGAAGCTGTGCGCAAGATCGCGGGACCGGTGACTGGCGAAGCGGTGCGTATAGCGCTACAAACCCGTGGACCGTTCGACCTGGGCGACTTCGAGGTCCGATACGGGCCATCCCAATATGAAGGATCTCAGTATGTAGACATTGGGATCGTCGGCCACGCGGGACGCGTATTGAACTGACAAGGCAGTGTTGACGGCGGCCGGCTTCTATCTCCACTGGGAACGACTGATTCGCAGTGGTGCCAACCATGCCGGCCCGCCGTATTTCAGTGGGCTTGATGACGCGCCAAGTTGCTTGGAAGTACCGACCCTCATCAAGCCACCTCGCTCAACCTCACCGTATCTGCCCGCATCAATTCGGTGATCGCGTCGAATGCCGCCAGCCGCGAGGCCATGCCGGACCGGTATCCATCGCTCATGAGACAGAACTCCCTCGGACTGCGATTGATCTTGCGGATCTCGTACCGCCAAGCGCCTTCGTGGATGTAACTCAGTACGTAGTAACCGTCAGCGCGCAGATAAGCGCGCCCGGCTGCATCTCGCCTCCAGGGCCGCGTCAACCACTGTTGCCGCTTCACTTCACGGCTATGCACGTCGAATGCTTGACGGGAAGAGACGGCTCCCGATGCCGCCTTGAGCAAACGCTCGGCACATCCCTCATCAACCTGCAAATCGTCGCGGAGATCGGGATGGGAAAACAACCGCATGGGACCGGGGCTGGTGGCGAAGCACAGCTGGCAAACATTGCCCCCTTCCCCCGAAGGTGGGATCCCGACCAACACCCATCCGGATGGCGGAAGACCAACCTGAATCGACGGCCCCCTTTGTCGTCGGATGGCCCGCTGCTTGAGTGATCGGGGCAGGTTGTTTGAAGGCATGGAGCGCTGACTTGAGACTTGTAATCAGCATGCTATCCAGAATCGTCTGCAGCGATTCATAGCTCAAAGATGAAATTTATTGAATTCTATTTTCCGACCAGCGCGAGCAGCCCTTCAAATGGACTGTGCTTAAACGCGCCGTGGTGACGCCCCGTTAGTGCGCCGGGCGCCAGTGGGCTTCAGCGATACACCATCCATCGGACCGAACAGTTCGGCAAGAGTGACATCCAGCGCGTAGCAGATGTTGGCCAGCGTCTCGACCGACGGGTTGGCGATGCCGCGCTCGATCGATGAGATATAGGTGCGGTCCACCCTCGCCTCGAACGCGAGCGCTTCCTGCGACTTGTCGACGGCGTGCCGGCATTGTTTGATGCGCGCACCCACAGCAATCAAGATCGGAGCGATGCGGCTGGTTGAAGGACCGGAAGATGTGGTGTCCGTGCCTGAGCGACGATTCATTTTCGACGGTTCAACGCGATAGCCAATGGTGCGGCTATTTTGCATTGACTCTCCGCCCACATTCCCGAAGACTGTCTGTGTCGCCGATACAGCGGTGACCGGGCGTGGAAACCCGAACAGCATATGGCGGACAGTGCCCCCTTCGGCGAGCTTTGTTCATAGCGTACATGCACGCTTACAATACGCGTCGCGGGCCGGGCGAGGCAGCCTTCGGGCTGGCCGGTCGCCGTATGCCGGTTTTCCACCCTCGTCGTCTGGCCCGCCTCGCTCATGTGGAAATGAGCAGCAGGCTACCACCCAATACGGAGCCCGCAATGCCCAACGTCTCTGCTTGCCTTCCGCAAGCCCTTTTTCCCCCATCATCAATCACCCACTCTCCGTCGCCGCACGTTGCCATCGGCTGGACGGAGGTGCGGCATGCATGAGCAAAACCGCTCGCCACAAACTCTCGCCCTGGCCCGGTTATGCGAGCAAACGCGCCGCCTTGCGCCACAAGCGGGGCGCGGCAGCAAGCGCACTGTGCGCGCCACAGCGGCAACGCTGCGGCAGTTGGAGGCGACCGCCACGCTGGTCTACACAACGACGGAGGACGCATGTGCCCGCCTGCTGAATGTCAGCTATGGCCTCATCGGGATCCTGCAATTGCTTGAGGTATGGAGCGCGCACGCTTGGGAATGTCGCTGCCTGCACTGCCTGCTGCTCCCGCTCAAGCTGGAGCTGGATGGCGCGCTGAGCGACATACAGAAGATGCTGTAGCGCTCAGCACCCAAATGGATCAGTGGCCGGTCTACCCGGCCACATTGGCGCTTATTCGAGGTGCCCAATCACTTCAAGCTGCTGCTCGCCGTTCTCGAAGACGCCGAGCCATGCCTCGCGCTCGCCCGGGAAGATCTGCCGGATGGCCAGCGTGAAACCATCGGAGCCGCTCACTGCCTTGTTTGCGAAATCGCTGGTGTCGAATTGCGCTGCGCGCGCCAAGGTCGCGGCGACGGACCGCATAGCGTACTTAAAGAGATCGAGCAGTTGGTCCCTCAGCATCGCGTCTATGTTGCTGGACAGCGCGTCATCGATCACGGGGGTTTTGAATCGCATGGATGTGAACATCTTGAACTCCGGTGTGGTTGGTGTGATCACATGAACGCGCTGTTTGGGCGAGAAGCCAAGCGCGACTTCAATTCGCTCGCAATAAAGCCACTTCGGCCTCGCGACGCGCCAGCAGCCCCGGCAGCACCTTGCCACCACCGTAAATCCAGCGACGCAATTCGGCCGCAGCGGCAATCCAGTCTCGCTGGTTGATCCGCCGCCGCAAGGTTGAGGTCTGCAGCCGCCCCGCCCCGAGGTTGAAGGTGAAATCCACGATGGCGGCGAGCCGCCCCTCTGGCTCGGTGGCTAGCACCGGGCAGAAGCGCAGCGTCGCGTTCAGCGCTGTCACAAGATCCGCCGCCAGATAGACTTCGGCCTGCGCTTGCGTGATCGGCGGGTGCGCCTGATCGCAGAGATGTCCGTAGCCGATCGTCCAGTATCCGGCGGGGCAGATGTACGGGTGAGCTCGCATCGGGTCGGCCTTCGGCACCCGATGGAACCCCTCGAAGCGCTTGGCCAATGCGATGGCCTGCGGTGGAATGTTCGTCATGGCAGGTACCCCCAAGTCTCGCCGCGTGTGTCGATGGAACCGATCCACGGCCAACACACGTCCGCCCCTCGCTTGTCGCCCTTTTCCCAGAAGCGCTCGGCCAGTGGCCGCCTCCGGCGCCCCTTATGCCTGACCACCGCGTCGCTCCCATACCCGCGAGATGAACCAGAAGTTCAAGATGCCTGCCAGCAACGCTTGATCGGCTTCCGACCAGGCCGCCAGCAATGCCGGGCCGAAACCCACACCGGTTTGCACCGAGCCCGCGAAGGTCGACAGCTTCACGCCGGCGTACATCAGCACGAATAGGTAGGTCACGACGGGTCTGACGGTTGTCGACAACGCATCGGCCCAGCGCACGCCAGACATCTGACCCTGCGCCGAGATGGAATCGCGCAGCGCTGCGATGGCACCCGTATTCCAGGCCGCATCGGCACTCGCACCGATCTCGGCCATGCGCTGCGCGCCGCGTACCTTCTCGAACTCCAGCGCCTTGTCCTGCATGGCGAGCTCGTGGCCGCGCTCGCCCTTGCGATCGAGCCACTTCAGGATTTCGGGGGCCAGACGGAAGGTGCCACCCAGCAGACCGCCCAGGAGCGTCTCGATCATCGCGCCCCCTTGAACAGTTCGAACTTGATGACCGCCCCGGCCACCAGCGCCAGCACCAGACCGGTGGTGATCATCCGGACCGTGGTTTGCCAGGCGGTGCGCTTGGCCTCATTGAATGCATCCAGCAGGCCGCGCAACTCGCGGATGTCGTTCGCGGCGTTCTCGCCATCGAGACCCACTTCGGCCAGCGCCGCGCGAGCGCCGCTCTCGGCGACCCGCTCCAGCAGTTCCTCGAATTCGGCCCGCGGCATGGTCACCATGCCGTCGGCCACCATCGGTGCATTCATTGACGTGCTCCAAAAAAACAAGACCCGCCTCAAGGGCGGGTTCCAGTTGCAAAGGGAAAGGGGAATTCAGATTTCGATCTCGACGGTCGGCAGCGTCGGCGCGGGGCCGATCACTTCGGTGCCGCGCACGAACAGGCGTTGATCGGGCTCACCAGCGCCCGTGGCACGCACAAGTCCGCCGCCGAGCAGTTGAACGGTGACCGTGCCATCGACGTGGCGGGTCACCACCGTGCCGACCAGCAAAGGGGAATCCGGCAGCAGTTCCTCGAACTGCCGCCACAGGTTGGGCATCGCGCGCTCCTAGCGGTAATGGCGCTCGACCTCGATGGTCTGACGCACGGTGAGGGATTCGTTCCATTCGGCGGCGATGCTGGTGGCACGCACGAGGCCGCGCCAGGTCGAGCCGCTCTCGCCCACGGCGAGCAGCAGACCGGGGTCGAGCAGGCCGAGCGTGTTGAGCATCGGCAGCTCCAGGGTCACCCTGGCCTGCCGGCCCACGTCGGCCAGGATCACCCCGCCCCGCTCCCGCGCGGCATCCGCATGCGTGATCAGCCCATCGACCACGGTGGGCGCCAACAGATCGCCCGCCGTGCCGGCGCGGACCACGTGGCCAGTGACGCCCTGGCGTTCGCCGCAGATGTACACCGCGTTGAAGGTCGGCGTTTCCTCCCAGCGCAGGTTCAAGGTCTTGACCACATCGATGGGCAGGATCCGGTCGGCGGGCGCGGTCGCCCAGTTCCACGGCAGCACCGGATAGCGGGACTTCGCCACCAGCGTGCGCAGGCGTGGATGCGCGTTGACGTAGCCGCCGACGGCCTCGGTGATGCGCCCGATCACCTCCATCGGGCTCAGCGACTGGTAGCCCCAACTGCCCTCGGGCACCAGCCAGTCCGGCAGCCGCCAATCGAGCGCGAAGCCGGTCACCAGCCCCGCGCGCGTCAGCTCCTGCTCGGCCAGCTGGCGCGCGGTAAAGGGTGCTGCCGGGATGAACGACCGCTTGGGTGCATAGGGCGCGGCCAGGTAGGCGGCGGTTGACCGGCCCCGGATGTCGAGGCGCGCCTGCCCGAACTCGCGCCGCACGTCGAAGCCTTCGACCAGCATCACCCAGGTCACGCCGTTGATGGTGATCTCGATCTCCACCGGCCCGGACGCGGTCGGCTCGACCATTTCCAGCGCCCGGTAGGGCAGGCTCGCCGAGAGCCCCCAGGCCCACGAACCTTCATCCACGGAGAGCCGTACGCTCTTGGCAGGAATGGGCTCGCGACCAGGCAGGCGCACGACGTCGACGGAGTTGCTCACAAAGTAGACCTTGAGGATGGGGACACTGAAGACCCCGGTACCCGGTTGCCCACACGGGTGCGTACCGAAGTCCAGCCACAGCGCGGGGCGCCACGCGAGCCCCGTGCGGGTCGCGGGACAGATGAAGTTGAGATCGGGGTGGTAGCGGGGTTCAGGTTGGGTGGGTGGCGGCTCGACCGGCAGATGCGACTCGCCTAGTCGTGGCTGCCGCCCGATCTCCCAAGGCACCGACCAACGGCCTGTGTGCCCGCGTCCCGGCGAGAAACCGAACCCCTGCCGCCATGCCAGCGGCACGGCGGGCTGCCACACCTGCACCTGCCCATGTGGGCGCGGCACCAGCCAGACGAACGGACTCATCGCGCCACCGGACAGCGCGTCCCCCTCTCCCCACGGCACGGCAAACTCGCCACGCTGCGGCTCCAGCGGATCGAAGCGGTCCCCTGACGACGACATCACAGGGGCGGCGTCCTGCCACCGCGGGCTGCGGGCGCTGCGGGCGCGGTGGTTGTCACCACCGGCCAACCCGACGGCGGCGGCCACCGGGTCGCCCGGTTGCCAAACCATCGCCGCGGCGACGCGATCGCGCGCGGTGTCGTCCCAGCCATCCTGCAGGCCAGCCCCATGGCGCTGCGCGCGCTGCCACGGCACCTGGCCGCCGCCTTCCAGCTTGCGGCTCACCAGGTTGTCGTAGGCAACCAGGATGCGAGCCTTGGGCGCGCCCAGCCGGATCCGGAGCGTGGCGCTGGCCACCTCGGGGACTGCTTGCCGCGTGTCCCCGAAGTCGAGATCCGCACTTCCACCGTTCGGGGGCTTCCACGCCCCCCGGAATTCAAGATCCACGGTCACTCAGTTACTCGATCAGTTCTGCCAGTTCCACATTGACCGCGCCGCCCGCGAAGACCTGCAGCTTCGACAGCTCGACCTCCGCCCCACTGACCGGCAGCCCCACGTCCAGATCCGCCACCCACTGCTCATCGCCGTCGGATAGACGCGCCCATGCGGCGATGCCAGAGCGCTGACACAGGGCCTGCCCGATGGGTGCAAACACCAGCCGGCCGCCCTCCAAGCTCCTCGTGCACGGCTGCGGCAGGCGGACCTCGGCCAGCAGGACCTGCTCGGTCAACGCCTGCCCGATGTCGAGACGTGGTGCGGAGTACAAGCGCAGCAGGCCGCCTGCAGCGCCGGCATCCAGCGCCTGGCCGATCACGGCGAGGCGGCTGTTCCGCACCGGTACGGACAAGGTGATCATGGATAGAGGGTCGGTTCGGGGCGAACCCAGTCGACGATGACGGCGTTGAACTGGCGCACGTGGTCATGCGCCAGCACGAAGTAGTCGCGGGCGGGGTCGAGGAAATCGAAGCGGTACCAGCCATCCTGGCGGGACCAAGTCTCAGCGATCAGCAGGCCAGTCAGCGCCTCGAACAGCCGCACCTTGCGCGCGGCCGGGGCACCTTCGATCCGGACCCGCCCTTCGATGCGCCCATTGCCCCAGAAGTCGAAGCGGCGCGAGGCGGGCAGTTCGCCGTGCCGCGTCGGCGAGATGCCCTCATGCGGCGCGGGCGCGCTGAGCACTACGCCGTCCGGCACCTGGGGGCTCGGTGGTCCCGCGTCGCCGGTCTCGATGCGGGGCGTCTCGTTGTGCAGAACGTGGCGGGTAGGCACCCCGGCGATGGCACCGGGCGATACCCGGCTGGGCGGGCCGACGACCCGTGGGATTTCACCGGCCATGGATCAATCCCACGGGCCGGTCAGATCGAAGGCCAGGCGCGCATTGCCGCCGCTGGCGGTGCCCGCCACGACCAGCAGCTCGCGCTGCGTGCCGTCGATCACGAAGCCAGGGAAGCGCCAAGGCTCCGGCGCGGGGATCGTATGCAGCGGACAGAGCAAGCCCGGCAGGCGCCCGCGCAGCGACGGGCCGGTCTGCTCCTGAATGATCAACGGCATCACGTAGATGCCGTTGTCCGCTGGGTTCGGGTAGGGCACGCTGGTGGCCCCCAGGCCGGTACCGCCATTGCCGCCCGGGGCGCCGACCCACTGGGCATTGATCCGGCCGCCCAGCTGCGAATACCCGCGCGCGAGCCAGATGCCCGTGTTGCCCACACCCGTTCCGACTGAGTAGACGCTGTCCGTGTTCAGGTTGCTGACCGGCTCGATCCAGTTGCCATTCAGATCGAAGTAACCCGCCACCATCGCGCCATGGGCATCGCCCGCCTTGAAGGAGGGGAAGTCCCCGAAGAAGTAGGGCGCATAGCGGTTCGGATAACTCTCGCTCCAGTTCACCGCCAGCCAGAATCGCTTGCTGTCGCCTACCAGCACCCAGGGGCGCGTCGTCGCGTTGTCGTTCTGCGCCTTGCGCCAAAACGTCTCCGCCTTCCCGGTGCCGTTGTCGATGTCGTTGAGCACCTCCCACATCTGCGCCAGCGCCGTGCGCGGGCCGCGTCCGTAGTTGCCGTCACCGGCGAGCGGCGTCTCGTCGATCCGCAGGAACAGGCGATTGCTGGTGACGTCACGGGAGCGGTAGACCGCCTTGTCTTCGCCTGAGAACGGCATGTCCCAGCCCAGCGGCGCGACCTTCGCCGTGATGATCCCGGTCGCGGGCGTCGCCGCATCGGCCACGACGTCGAATTGGAAGGCGTTCGTGCTGACCTTACGGATGCGGTGCTCGCCGTTGTAGGCCGCTTCGTTCGCGCCCGCAATCAGCACGATGTCGTCCTCACGGAAGCCGTGGCCGGCATCCGCCGTGGCGGTGGCCACGGTGCCATCGCGTGTGATCGCGGTCAGCGTGCGCAGGTTGAAGCCGTTGCCGAGACAGGCGTTGAGCACGGCGATCAGGGTTCCCCGCTGGCCGCTCAGTTGCGGCGCACCGGTCTGGTTGGACTGAAAAAGCTTGATGGTCATAGCAATACGCAAGGTCAGCGATCGATGTCGCCGCGAATCTGGATCTGGAACGAGTCGTTGGTCTGCGTGGCGGGTCCCTGCAGCGTCGTGCGGGCGACCCAGACGGGGAAGTTCGCCGCGGCCGTGGACAGGCGCAGCACGTTGCCGGCGGCCCAGCCTGAGCCCCAGCCGCCCGCGCGCAGCGTGAAATAGGCCGCGTGGGTTTCGGGATTGACCGGTGCGAGATCCGTGGCGGTGTTGCCGATGGCGATCTGCCCGACCGACTCGCCCACCACCCGGAACTCGTTGGTGTTGGTAAAAATCAGCGCCCAGCGCTCCTCGATGGCCCCGCGATTGGTGACCTCGACCGGGTACACCGTCTCGTTGTATTGGGCGATGGTGTTGGCGCCGATGCGGACGTCCTTCCACTCTCCCGTCCACGTCTGCTGCGCGAACAGCGTGTGGGCACGCGCCTGCAGGTCGCCGATGATCAGCGCCGACGACACCCGCGACTCGCGCGCGGGATAGTCGTGGGTTAGCGGGCGCGTCAGGGTCAGCACACCGTTGATCTGCGTGTCCGAGACCAGGCCCATGTCCTCGATGCGGTGCTCGGCCACCAGGGGCAGCGCCAGCCCGGCGGGCAATGCTCGCAGCGTCACGGTGCCGGCGTCGAGGTCGGTGGCGTACAGATCCGTGGAGACCGGCTTGCCATTGGCATCCAGTACCCGCAGGGCTGAGAGGCGCACGCGACCGACATCGAGCCTGTGTCCCTGCCGAGCGTTGTCCGGGAACGGCGTGGTCGCGGTGTGGTGCACCACGGCCACATCCCCTGGCCGGAAGATCGGCACCCTCCCGTCCAGTGGCAGCCGAACCGGATCGAGTCCGAGCACGTCGGCCGACAGCGGCAGGTACGTGAAGGCCACCGCGTTGAAGCGCAGCGTGTCGGCCAGCACCGGCAGCGGCTGGAAAATCTGGCCATTGCGCACGGCATCGGCGCTGTACCAGATTTCCCCCTCCCGTCCGGCCGCTGGCACGAAGCGCCCGAAGCGCACGCGCACGACACCGGTCTGGTAGTCCACCGTACCCAGCATGCCCGCCGCCGCGATGGTGCCGTCCCCGTTGGCGGTGGCCGTGATCTGACCACCGGTGAGCGGCACGGCGCGGATCTGCAGACTGCCCGGCCGCACGGGCGCTGCCGGCACGCGGAACGTGACCTCATCGACCGGCTGGCCACCGAGTTCCGTCAGCAGCGACTGCATCGACACCACGCTGCCGGCGCCCGGCTGCCACACGGTCAGTAGCGCCCGGCCCGACGCGTAGTCGATGGTGCCCGCCTGGGTGCCGGCGCCAGTGTTGGCGTTGATGTCGGTGACCAGTGTGCCCAGCCGGTCCACGTAGACCTTGCCGCCAAGACCGAAACGGACACTGCCGGGCACGATGGCTTCGGCGTAGCGATCGGTCAGGTCGACCTCCAGTTGGGCGAGCGTCACGGTCTCGGTGGCCGCGTTCGCCGCATCGTTGCTGCGGTAGCGCACCTTGACGTACCCCGACTCATCGATCGGCATCGCCGCGCCGGTGGGCTTGTATTCCCAGTGGCTGAACGTATTGCGGTAGACCGGGCGGCGCTCGCTGCCCTCCACCGTCCAACCCAGCTGCTGCACGCTGTAGCGCGCGAACGGGACGTTCACCGTGGTATCGGGTCGGAAAATCACCGTGCCAGTGGCGTAGTCGATGCGGCCGACCACGGCGCCGTCGAATCCCCCGCCGGTGTCGCGCGCGATCTTGATCGGGTCGACACGCTGCACCACCTGCATCTCGGCCGGTGTGCCCGAGATCGCCGCGTAGTTCTCGATCAGCAGGTTGAACTCGAGCTCGACCGTGTTCGGGCGGATATCGGTCTGCGGCAGCCGGACCGTGACCGTGCCATCGGCGTTGCGCAGCGGGTGCGCAAAGGTGGCCTCCTGCGGCGGTCCCCACTGGTAGTCGATGGCGAGCTCGGCACCGCCGGCGGGTAGCACGGCGGGCCGGAAGACCAGCTCGCCGCGCGCGTAGCGCACGGTACCGGAGCCGTCGCCGACGATGATGCCGTGCCCGTCGTCGGTCGCCACGCGTTGGCGCGCGCCGTCCGTCCACGTGATGCGCAGCGTGCCCGATGCGATGCCCGGATGCTCGACGGTGTGGCGCACGGTCGGGGGCTCGACCGGCGCGCCGACCCGGTTGAAGTAACTGGCTGCGGTGCCCCAGGAGAACAGGATCGCCGTGTTGGCGTCCGGCAGCGCACCGGTCGTCAGGATCACGGAGCCGGTGACGTAGTCGAGCGTCCCCGCCCCGAAGGATGAATCGCTGCCCCGGATCGCCCCATCACCCTGGTCGCGCAGGTCATACCACTTGCCCTGCGCCATATAGGACACGATGAGTGCGCCCGGCTTGGGCGGCGGCGACAGGGTGATGGTGTAAGCGTAGCCGCGGTTCTCCTGGGCGACGGCAATCGCTGAAATACCGCTCGCCAC